TACTTACTCATGTGGCCCTGGGCGGCTCGAAAAACATGCGGAAGAAATCGGCGGTTTCAAACCATTCGCCGCGCGTGAAGTCGCGGCGCTTACCGCCGACGAAGTACGCGATCTTGTCGCCGATCTTCAGGATGCCGGTCGCATCGGGCGGGGCGCCAATTTCCGCGTGGACCTTGCGCGGCGTTGGCTCAAGCGGCTTGTGTATCTCAAGCGGCGCGTTGGCGGCGGCTTCCAGGCTCGTGCGCGTCCGCCGCTTGCTGCCGACGCGCGAGCGCGCATCCGGACCTGAGCGGAAGGTAATCCCTTCCTTCACGATCGCGGCGAGCGTTACGCCCTGCTCAACGAGTCGTTGAACGACCGCGATGCCCTTCGCCGTCAACTTAACAGGTCCGTCGACCGCCATAGCATGATCCTGGTCGGAGCGCAGGGCTCGCCCAGTGACGCGCCAGGTCAACTCCTTTTGGTTTTTCATGAACGCGGTAATGTTTCGGGCTTGCTTCCAAGTGACCTTTGCCAAGTCCATCGTCTTCGTCATCAAGTCCGACAGCATCATTGTTCCATTGCTTTCGTGAAGAATGAGTCGGACAACGGACGACAGGCTATTCGGCTTCAATTCGGGTAGTTTCTTCATTCGCCGCCCCTCGCAACCTTCGCGTCCCTAGTGACGCGTTCCGTGCGTACCCAGGACAAAGGCGCATCGTGTTGTATCGTCTTCGCAAGGTTGCGTCCCTGGCGCATCGTGATACTCAAACCTTCGCGCATGCCTTCCGCCAAAAGCTCGCGCGTGATCGCGTCGAACAACTGGACTTCGGTCGCGCCCCTTGCAAGTCGATCGGCGGCGCCACGTATCGCGGACTGCGGTCCCGAATAGGCGGCATGCAGCGTGATCGTGTAACTGCCGTGCGTTGCTTCAAGACGATAGGGGCGCTTGGGCGGTTCGTGGATTTTGTGTTTCGGCGGTGTCTTTTTGCTGCGGCGGTTTTTGAAGGCGGGATGTTCGTGAAGGCTAGCGACTGCGGGCATAATGGATTGCTCCTATGATTGCTCCGTTAAAAATCAAAGGACGCCATCTTGAAACAATAGACGGCGTCCGTGTATGCTAAGCGAAGATCGGTAGGGAATGCTAGACCTCAGGCAGTTTTCCCCGAGAATCTAGGGCAAACCTGAGGCTTGCAGGTTGCCTCAGGCTTGCTCAGGATCAGTCTAGAAGCTTCGCGATTTCGGACGGTTCGTTCTGATAGTAGACGTTCAGAAGCATCTTAACGTCTTTGTGACCGGTCATTTTCGCCAGGTCCATTACATGCAGCTTTTTGGCAAGACGGCTCGCCGCCGTGCGCCGAAGGTCATGGAAGCGAAGCCCTTCAATGCCGGTCTTCTGGCGCAGGTTTCGCATGGCGGACGACACGGAAGACTTGGACATGATCAGCCCCCCTTCGTAAGCCTTGAGCGCGCGCGTCGAAAGCGGCACGTCGCGGGCGTCGCCGTTCTTCGTCTTCGACAGATGCGCCACGGTGCCGTTGATTTCGGCGCGGTAGATTTCGGACAGGCGCATTCCGGTTTCCTCGGCGATCGTGATCAACTGTTGAAAGCCAGGGCTCGCCGCCGCCAACAGGATCGCCGATTCCTCAAACGACGCCTTGCGTTTGCGCGGAGCATTATCCTTCGGGCGTTCGACGTCCATGAACGGATTCGACCGCAACCATTTCCATTCCTTCCGGGCGATTTCGAAGGCGCGGCGCATGGTGTTCCGCTCGCGGCGGACCGTCGCCGACTGGACGCACTTCAGCCTGCGGTCCTGCCAGGCGGATACGTGTTGTGGTCCCAGGACGCGGAGCGGGATCGACGCCAGCTTGTCGTCGGCTTCCATGTTCAGCAGCAGGCGACATTCGCCGTCCTTATGCGCGACCTTGTCTTCCCGGTAGCGGGCCAGAAGGTCGCCGACCGTCTTACCGGCGGGGATTACGCCGCGCTCGCCGTCCAGGATTTCAGCTTCCTTTCTGGCGGCGTCGATTTCCGCTTCGTTCTTCGTGGGGAAGCCGCTCTTGCTTATACGGATTCCGCGCCTTTCGATCTGATAGCGCCAACCGTATTTTTTCGACCTGCTGAAGTAAGCCATGTTCGCTCCGTTTGTTTTTGCGGGATGGTTGCGGGATGCCGTGTCAAAACATAACACGGAATACCCGTTAATATCCCGCACTCTAGAGCGAAACTCAATAGGTCAGTCGGGCAAAATCCCCCTTGTAGGGAACATGATTCCCCTCTGAGAGCATGTCATTTTGCGGGCATGGCGCGGGATTTTATGGCCCATTCGCGCCAGTCCGATGCAAGCCAACGGTCCCGACCGGTCCGCGTAACGGGCTTCGGGGCGCCGTCCCAGTAGCGAACCTTTTTGCGAAAGTAGTCGACACTGTAACCCAGGAAGGCGGCGCAGCGTTGCGCGTTCCAAAGGTCTTCGATCACGGTCGCATCGCCTTGTAAAGCTTCGCCAGCGTTTCGGCGGATTCTTCCCGATACATTTCGCATACGATTTCCAGTTGATGAATGCGCCCGATCTGGCGCCTTATCTGACAACTCATGTCCCATAGAACGCTGGCGGCTTCGCTTGCGACCGGCAGACCGGTTGCGCGCAAGTCCGCGATGACGTCTAACAGCGGTCGGCATTGATCTTCCCCAGGTTGCGACGCTTCAGGTAGCGGACGGCGATAACCCATTTAGCCGCCATCCTTCGATTCAGCGGATACGCGATCCGCGCCCTTCGTGTCAGGCTCATTCGGATTCCCTTCGGGCGGTAAGTGCGCGACCGCTTGAAAGCCCTTCACGCGATCGGCGACGTCGGCTTGCATGCGCGCAACCATGCGCGCGCCCATTGCCCTGACGTTCCCTTGGTTGGCGGTCCACAATTCGCGAAGCTTCGCTTCCTTGCGTCCGGCGTCCGCCCTGGAAGCGGCGACCTGCCCCGCCAGGTCTGCCCATTTCGACAGCCATTCTTCGACGCTACCCAGGCGTACCGCCTTCGCGCCTGGCGTCGTGAACATGATGGGCTTCCCAGGCGGCGGACGTTCTTCCAGAGGCACGGCGGCGGACGTGGCGAGCGACGACGTCGCGACGTCGCCGGTCCCTTGGCTTGTGGCTTCGGGCGTCCGCGCCGTGCTCTGTGCAAGGGCGGCAGGGATCGAACCTGCGACACTCGGCTTCAAAGGCCGATGCTCTACCGACTGAGCTACGCCCCCATCTATTGCGCCGCGCGCCCATGCTGATAGGCGGCGTCCGCATTGTTCTGTGATCGGTTCGCCTGGCGGGAACAGGTCGCGGTGTTGTTCCTGCAACTTGATCGGGCGCGGGACGCCTGGCTGATCGGCGAGCAACAGGAACGAAGCGGTCAATTCATAGGGTAGGTTTTTCTCGCAGACCGGAATCCAACCGGCGAGCCCGGTACGCGATTGCTTGGGGACGACGATCATCCTGCCATCCGGTCCCTTTTGCATTTCGATCTTTTCTTCGGCGCGAAAGCACAGAATCAAATGGGCGCGGACCTGAAGCAATTTCGCGAGCATCGCCTTATGTGCCATCTTCGGCTTGATCCAGGACGCCATACGCGCCGCTTCCTTGTGGCCCATGCGCGCGAATTCCGCTTCCTGCATGTCCAGAAGTCCGCCGTCGCCCGCGTGTTCATGGCTTACCGAATCAACGACGACGACCGGATAACCCGCTTCGTCGGCGGCGATGATCGCTTCGGTATAGCGTTCGGGCGTGAAGGGCGGTTTCAGGTCGCCGTGATCGAAGCTGAAGCGGTCCGCGTAATGCTTCGCGCGTCCGGCTTCCGTGTCGATTACAGCGAAGCGGTCGGCGCCCGCGATCCCTGACGCGAGCCGCATTGCGCTATAGGTCTTCCCGCTTCCGGTACCGCCCGCGAGCCCGACCAACAGCCCAACGTTTTCCCGTAGCGCGGGACGGAAGGTAAAGCTCATGATCGTACGTTCCTCATAAGGCGCCGACCTTCGGGGCAAAACCCGTCGTTGGGATCGCCGCATACGTCGCAGTCCGCCGCATGCCCGCGCCAGACCTGGGCGGCTTTGAAGAAATGCCGAGCGCGAACCAACAGGGCGCGCGTATGGGCGTCCAGGTCAACGATTTCGTCGGCGGTCAAGAGGCGCAGACTGCTTAGGTTCTTTTCGAACCGCAGAAACGCCGTGCAATAGATGCACATGGACACGTCGCCTTCCTGCGGCATGACGCCGAGTCCGTCCCGTTTGTATTCGTCAATGACTTCGTGTGCGTTGGACTTCGCGCCGCAGACTGGGCAAAACATTTCCCTACGAAACAGGTTTCGCATCCTGGGCTCCGCAGAATTTTTCGAGAACTTCCGCGACGCGACGATTGCAGTACCGCTTACAGGTCGTGCCGATCGTTGAATCCGGCACGATGCGATTCATGTCGCATTGTGCGTATTGAATACAGGTCACAATCAAATCAACTTCTACCGGCGTGAAATAGAATTTCATGGCGCCTTCGCTCCGAATAGTTTTTCGAAATCGACCGGATACCCTTGTGCCATTTCGCGTTCAAGGTAGCGGGC